GTAAACGTGGGTGGTCAAACTATTGTAGTTTCTCTTAAAGACTTTGAAGTTGATTTAGAAGATGCTGATTACGAAGATCCAAGTTTAGAAGAAGATCTCGACTTAGGTCACCAAGACAACGAACCACACATGCTAAAAGCTGACCTATACCGTATTGGAAAATACGCTATGGAACTTTACCAAATGGTAGATGAGTTTGAAGGTATGGGTGAAGTTGATTTCCCACATTGGTGGCAAGCTAAAATCATCAAAGCTAAAGATGCTTTAGTAGGTGCTAAACACTATCTTGACTTCGAAATTAAAGAACCCGAAATCGATGCTGCTGTAGACGTTATTGATATGTCAGGCACTTTAGATAATGTAGGTGTTGAAGAACCCAGTATAGCCGAAAAATTAGCTAAACAATTAAAAGCTAAATAATGAAAAAATCCGAACTAAGAGAAAAGATTAAACTTTTAGTTAAAACGGTTTATGGTGAAAAAAAGCTCGTTGACATCACAGCAGAAAAATACGACGAACTCACCAAATTCCCTGAACTAAAAGACATCATTGTAGATCTACTTGGTCCACAATTTGATGTTTTCTTAGCTTCGATTGATTGGGTAGCCCCAAAACCAACTACATTCCGTATTAACCTTAAAAACGGTGAAAACTTTTATTTAGTATACCATCCAAGAAGTTGGGTAGCTGAAATTGAAGGTAAAAAATACTATCTCCTTAACTTAAACGAAGAAGAAAATGCTACTCAAGCTATTGCTCGTATTTTAAGATACGGAGCACCTAACATTATGGGTGAACAAGACGCTGCTGAATTTTCAACAAGCGGTGGAGGTGAATTCCCAGGTGGAGGTGGTGGTGAAACTACAGCCGCAGCTCCTGGAGGTGAAGAAGTTGAAGTAGATGTAACAGCTGATACAGAAGCCTAATGGACGTTTTTGATAAATTCTTTAGTAAGTTCGCTTACAAATTCGATAAAGGATATCCTGACTTAAATAATAAGCAGGATATTCTTTTACTTGAATCATTATTTGAACGTTTAGGTATTGAATTTATATTTGAAAACCAAGAATTAGTTCAAGTAATAAACAACTCTAAATTATTTACTGATTATGGTGATCTAGATATCTCAGGCAAAGATACTCTAAAACTTACCTTTTCAGATATCCCCAATCGTGGCGCTGAGTCAACAAATAAAAGACTTGAAGTATATGACTTAATTCAAAAGTTAGTAGACCAAGAAGAAGATCTAACTGATTTTAGAAAAAAAGCAACAGGCTCATCTTTAGGTAGTGTAACAATTAACTTTAAAGGTAAAGATTATACTTTAGTTGTTAAAGGTGCTTCTGATGAAACACAAAGTGATACTGATGTTAAAGAAGCATTAGTATCTTTATTTTATGCTTCTAATATAGATTCACCATTTTCAATAGATAATTACTTAGACAGAGTAAATGGTTTAATCTCTCAAGTAGAAGCTAATGGCATCCCAGGTGAGTCTAAATCTTCTTCGCAAAAAGTAGTAATATTTTTAACTGCTATTAACGAAACTAATAGCACTAAAAACGTTAAATTCTTAAACCAACCTTTATCTTCAGCATTAGCTATTAAAGAAGCTTACCCAAAATCTAGACTTATTAGAGATGGAATATTTAATTCTATTAGAACTAAAGCCCAATCATTAACAGGCCTACCAGCTGATAAATGGAATCCTGGTGACTTATATGTTCAATTAGGAGAAGTAGGTAATTTTGAGAACGCTGATAATATTGAAATTATCAATGATTTCTTTAATGACGAATGGGGTGGTAAAGATAAACCACTTACAGCTGTATCATTAAAACAAGCAGAAGCTCAAGGTGGTAAAGCAAAAGCATTATTAGATAGATTTGCTAAAGCTAAAGACGATTATAACTTATCTAAAGAAGAAATTGAATTTGACAAAAATCAATTCAAAAATGGTATTAAAAATCTAAGAGCTAAAGTTCAAAAGATGATTGATACTAATCCTGAAATCGAATACATCTATGATGGTAGTGAATTAAAGGATGATATTAGATTCTTAAGAGGTAAATACGCAGCTTTAAAATCAATTGAATTTTTATTTAGAGAATTCCCTTCAGATAATGTTGATGAAGCTATTGTAGCATTAGTTGGTTTTGCTTTATCATTAAGTGGTATTAACCCTACATTCTTTAAAGTAACTGGTCAAACATCAGGTGCTCCTGGTAGAGTAGATAAATTCCCAAGAGGGCAAAACGTTGCTTTATTTAATGAAGATGGTGTTTATGAACCTATTCAAATTAAAGACACAGAAAACTTTGGTGGGTTAAAAATAGATTTTATCATTGAAAAAGGAGGTAAACCTTATACTGTATCTATCAGTGCTAGAAACAATGGTAATACACAAGGAACTTTAGAAGTTCAGAAAATTCAACCTCTTAAATAATATTTATAGATATGTGTGGATGTGGATGTGGAACTTGTAGTGGCGCTAAGCCAGTAGTGTTAAACGAAAGTTTAGCACCAAAGGAGATTTTATCTGAGGGATTAAAATATCACTTGGATAACAACAGACCTCTTACAGAGCATGTATACCGCGCAGGTTCGAAAGGATATTTCAACTTATGGGCTGAAGCCCGCGCTCTCTACACTAGAGGTATTATCGAAGTTCAAGGAGATGATTTAGCTGTATTAACTGAAACAGATTTAGGTCATACTGCTATTGTAGAAGGTGTTAGAGTGCCTTTAGATTTTCCTATTGAACTTAATGAACTTGAAACTGAAGAATTTTTAGCCGCAGTTGAAGACGAATTTGACAAAGAAACATTAGAATTAATGAAGCAAGTAATCGATAAAAGATTAGGCTTCCTTAACACAGCCCTTGATATGTCAAATCCTAGAAACGTAGTTAAAGGATATAGAGGACATCTAACCGAAGATCAAATTCAAACTATCTACGAAGAAGCTAAAAAGAAAATTGGTAAACCAATGCGTTCTTCTTCTGGTGGTAAAGCTTATAAAGTATATGTTCGCGATCCTAAAACCAAAAAAATTAAAACAGTTAGATTTGGTTCAGGTGGTTTAAGAGCTAAAATTAACAATTCAAAGGCTAGACAAGCTTTTGCTAAGCGTCACGATTGTGCTAATAAAAAGGACAAAACTAAAGCTTCATACTGGAGCTGTCGTTTACCAAGATATGCTAAATTGTTAGGCCTTAAATCTAACTTTAGCGGTTTTTGGTGATGAATATATTTGAGGAACTTTCTTGGTCCCAATTCCAACAACTCAATGAAGTTCGTAACTTACCTCTTAACGAGCAGGTAAGATATTATAATCAATATTTATACGAGTTAAGTGAAGCTCGTCAAAGCTGGATTATTTACCAAAATAAAGGCCCTCGTAGAACTACACCTACCCCACCAGTAGAAGATGGATTTTTACTACAAGAAGATTTATTTGACTTATTACAAGAAACAGGAGATAAAATTATAATTACAACATAATGCCTAATTTACCAATTTCAGGACTACCAACAGCCTCAGCCTTAGATGGAACTGAACTTTTACCTTTTGTTCAAGGTGGAGTTACAACTCAAGCAACAGCACAAGACATTTTAAATGCCAATTTACCTGTTACTTCCTCAGGTATTACAGTATCAGGAGACATTGTACCAACCACACCACAAGGTGCTACATTAGGTAGTATAGATAAACCATTTTCAGAATTGTATCTACAATCGGGTTCTATCTCAATTGAATCAGATACACCAGGAGACCCATCAGCTCTTATTTCAAATGTAAGTGGTAACTTAGAAGTATCAGTTGGTGGTATGTCATTGGTAGAAAGTGGTTCATCATTCACCTCACCTACTGGTTCTTTTGATAAATTATCAGCTGGTTTAACTGAAAATTATATTTGGATTGGAGATTCTAATAATATAAACATAGAAACCCCAGTCTCATCCCTCCCAGGTTATTTTCCATTTAACTATGGTTTATTTAACCAAACAGGTTCATCATCACCTGTATCAGGTAGCACCCATGTTTCAGGTAGTTTAATTGGAGGAGGAGTTGGAACACTATCAGTTCCCGCCAATGGTTTTACTAAAGGAGATGCATATCAAGCTACTTTTTCAGGAGTAATAAATGCTGAAAATAATAAAACACTCCAAATTACAATTAAAACTGGTAATGTAATTTTAGCAGATACTGGAGTAATATCTATGCCTGGGATTACTGGCGATAAAAGATGGAGAATGGATATTGATTTCTCTATTAGAGAAATTGGTGGAACTGGAACTGCTGAAATAGCAACTGCAGGTACAATACAATTTAGAACAGATTCATCAGGTAATGTTATAACTGAGATTTTTAGTGATGATAATAATACAACTTTTGATACTACAATAGATAATACTTTAGTAGTTGAAGCAGAATGGGGTAGTGGTCCAAGTGATTTAAGTTCTATTTATTCTAAGTTATTTACTCTACTAAAAACTTATTAATGCAACCCTACACTGACATAGAAGTCAACAACAAATACATCATTAGAGAATTTTCTCAAAACATTGACCCAATAGAGTTAATGTGGCATCGAGATGATGAAAACCGCACTATAGAATCACTAAGAGAAACAGACTGGAAATTTCAATTTGATAATTCCTTGCCTATCCCATTTGAAGATCATATATTTATACCACGCCATGAATGGCACAGAGTAATCAAAGGTACAGGAAACCTATTACTCAAAATACATTTAGACTGATTCATAGCCAGTCGATTCAAGTTAAATTTTCTGGGAGCTGTGGCCCCAATAACTTGATCTCCTAACATATCATTCGTATATTTAGGGGTTAAAAATTAAAAATAAATGATGGAAAAAATCGTAATCGTAGGTGCTGGAGTAGCAGGCGTTAATGCTGCTACTAAACTAGTAGATAATGGTTATCCTGGTGAACTTATCACTATTATTGATATGGGTAAATCACCTTATGAACGTTTACCATCTGAAGTAATGACTGGCTTTTTAGGTGCTGGTGGTTGGAGTGATGGTAAATTGACTTACCATACAGCAATTGGAGGGCAATTGTCAAAGTATTGTGGTGAGGAAAAAGCAATGGAGTTAATGGATCAGGTAATCAATAACTTTAAGCGATTCCATCCCAAACCAGAAGAAGTCCAATGTTCAAACCCAATAGCAGAACCCGATTTTATTAAACCCTACTTTGGTTTGCGTTTGTTCCCTGTATGGCACGTAGGCACAGATTATCTACACGAGATTGGTAAAAATTGGTATGATTATCTAGTTGGTAAAGGTGTTAACTTTGAATGGGAAGCTAAAGTAACTTCAATTGATTTTAAAAATCAAACAGGAACTGTAATAATTCCACAATCTGATTTAGTGAATTCATTTGAATATGACCGCCTAATTTTTGGTGTAGGTAAATCAGGTATTGACTTTGCCCAAAAATTAGCTAACCAATATGAACTACCAGACGAACCTAAATCAGTTCAAATTGGTGTTCGATTTGAGGCCCCACAAAAACACTTCCAGAAACTAATTGATGTTTCATACGACTTTAAGTTATATCGTAAGTTTGAAGATAAAGGTGTTTCACTTCGTTCATTCTGCACAAACAACAATGCTGCTTATGTTGCTGTAGAGGAAACATATGGAGATCATAGTTACAATGGTCACGCTAAAAAAGATATGACATATCGAAACGATATGACTAACTTTGGTATTTTAATGGAAATTAATGGTATTGAAGATCCATTTACTTGGTCACGTGAATTAGTAGCTAAAGTCCAAAAAGATGCTACTGGTCTATATTATAGCCCTTCACGTCGTCCTTCAAAAACATCTGAAGGTGAAACCGTAAGTGCTGTTTCTATTAATGCTCAACAGATGGATAAAGTGCGTGAAGCGTTCCAAGGTTATTATTCATACATTGATGATTTTATCGAGGATATGAAAAAAGTATTCCCAACATTAGCACACGATTGGGGCGTTTATATTCCCGAGGTAAAATACCTTTCACCTGAACCACTTGTAAACTACAACAATTTAAGTTTAACCAAATACAATAATGTTCACTTTGTAGGAGATGCACTTTCAGCTCGTGGTATTACAGTTTCAGGGGCTCAAGCAATTTATGTTGCCGAAAATGTATTAGAACAATTTTGCAAAGTAGAAAATGGTTCGTATATTTGCGAATGGGATAATATTAACGGAGACGTTATTAACTGGTAAAAAATATGGCAAAACAAACAATTTACGAAGAAAGACGTATGCGTAATAATGGAGCATACCATTATTTCTTTAGAGAATCAGGTTCTGATGCTTGGAAATATCATAACTGGGAAGGACCCGCTATTGAACCTATTGAAGGTAAAGATACATCATTTAAAAAAGAATATTATCTTTACGGTGTTAAAATGGATTATGAGACATGGTCTGAAACTCGTAAAGAAAGAGAAGGTTTACCTTGGTATAAAAATCCCTCAATGCGAGGCACAACACGATTCTAATGGGACACAAATATCAACCAATCCCACATCAAGGAGAAATTCACGAAAAAGCTTGGGGACACGAGCTTTGGATTGTAAATCACGAATTATATTGTGGTAAACTCCTCGTATTTGAAAAAGGTAAAAAATTTTCAATGCACTACCATTTGATTAAAGAAGAATCGTGGTATGTAGCTGAAGGTAAATTTGAATATAGTTGGATTGATACTGAAAAAGCTGATGTTCAATCAACTGTGATTAGTCAAGGAGATGTCGTAGATTTAGAGGTTGGACAACCACACCAATTGAGGGCACTTACTCAAGGTGCTACAATTTTTGAGGTATCTACAAAACATTACGAAGAAGATAGTTATAGAGTATTCCCAGGAGATTCACAACAATGAAAATAGGTTTATGTGGAACGATGAGTGTAGGTAAAACTACACTCGTCAACGCTCTTCAAGAGCTAGATTATTTTAAAGGTTATACAACTAGAACAGAACGTTCTAAGGAGCTAATGGCAATGGGTATTCCATTGAATACTGATTCAACGTTTTTAGGTCAAACGGTTTTTATGGCTGAGCGAGCAAACGAATTATTAATCGATAATATTATTACAGATAGAACTATTATTGATGTTATGGCTTTTGCTCAAGCATCTAAATCAATAGATTGGACTGATAAAGAAGCATTTTATACTTACGCTATTCGTTTGATTAGAGAATACGATTATATTTTCTACGTTTCCCCAGAAGGAGTAGAGATTGAAGATAATGGTATTAGAGAAACAGATGCAGACTACAGAAATGAAATTGACATCATTATTCGACATATTTTAAGCCAACAAAAACACCGTATTAAAAACTACGGTATTCTTGAAGGACCTACTGAACAACGTATTGAACAACTTAAGTTTCAATTAGGACTATAATATTTATAACAAAACCTATTATCTTTCTAAAATGAAAAAATCTGAATTATACACTTCAATCCGTGAAATAATCATTGACGAATTAAGTGAAGCTACTTTCGAAGTAAACCCAGAAGGAATTGATGCTATCCGCTCTAAAGTAAAACCTGAAGATACTATTAAAGTTGTATCTGAAGAAGAGCAAATTGATGAAATGGCCAAAATCGCTGGCGACTTAAAAACCGCTATCGAAAAAGTAATCCAAGCCAACGCTGACGCTGAAAAGAAAGACGTTCGTAAAGCCGTAAAAGCTGATGATGAAGTAATCGCTGCTTTAGGTGACGAAGATTTATTTGACAACCAATTAAATAAGTTTATTGACTTAGTAAGAGGCGAAAGAGAAGTAGGACAACGTGGTCGTAAAGCTTCTGAAAAACCAGAAGGCGAACCTAAAGAAAAAGGCACACGTGGTCGCCCTAAATCAGCTACTCCTGCTGCTAAAAAGAAAGAAGACAAACCAAAAACATTCTCAGTAGGTAAGAAAAAATATTACGCTGGGGGTGAAGACGAAGAAGGACCATCAGATAAAGAATTAAAGCAATTAGCCCGTTCAGGTGGTAAATTTGATAAATCTAAATTAAGCCAACTCCGTCAACAAGAAAAAACCAAAATGGTTAGAGCTTGGTTAAAGACTATGGTAGATAAAGGTATTGTTGACTCTGCTAACCGCGTATTAGATAAAGATGCTTACGCTAAAGAATGGGCTACTGCTAAAGTAGATATCGAAGATAGAGTATCTAAAATCAGCTAATGAAAAAATATTTTAAAAATATCCAATCACTGCTTATTGTAGTATTGGTAGTTGTGATTCTCCTAATGAGACAGTGTTCAGGTCCGGTTACACCTACTGAACCCCAAATCATTAGGGATACTATTATTGAGTATGTAACAATTGAAAAAGAATATCCTGTTTACATACCTAAAGTAAAGTATGTTACTAAAGTAGATATTGATACATTTACTACTCCAATTGATACATCAGCTATCTTATCTGATTATTACGCTATTAAAACATACGAGGATAAACAAGTATTAGATAGTTTAGATTTAACAATTGTAGATACAGTATCCCAAAACCAAATCTTAGGTAGAAAAATTGCTTACAATTTTACCTACCCTAGAAAAACTATTAAAGAAACAATTTACTTAAACAAAAGAGAATTATACTTCGGAGTTGGAGTAACAGGCAACCCAGATCAATTACAGTACTTGGGAGGAGAAATGGTTTTTAGAAATAAAAAAAGACAAGCATACGGCTTGGGGGTTGGTGTTGATCAAAGTCTAGTTCCAGTAATCTCTGTTCGTATGCTCTGGAAACTAGGAAAATGAGTGAACCAAATTTAAGACATATAATCCAACAGGAATACATAAAGTGTGCTCAAGATCCTGCTCACTTTATGAAAAAATACTGCCATATCCAACATCCTCAACGTGGACGTATTTTATTTAATTTATATCCCTTTCAAGAAAAAATTCTTCACCTTTGGAGAGATAACCCCTACTCAATAATCCTTAAATCCCGCCAATTAGGTATTTCAACCTTATCTGCTGGGTTTTCTTTATGGTTAATGTTATTCCATAAAGATAAAAACGTGCTTTGTATCGCTACAAAGCAAGAAACAGCTAAAAACATGGTAACTAAGGTACGTTTTATGTTTGAAAACCTTCCTAGTTGGCTCAAAATTGACACAGCAGAAAATAACCGACTATCACTTAGATTAACAAATGGATCTCAAATCAAAGCAGTAGCAGCGAGTAGTGACGCAGGTCGTTCAGAAGCAGTTTCTCTTCTACTAATAGATGAGGCCGCGTTCATTGACCAAATTGGTGAAATCTGGGCCTCAGCACAACAAACACTTGCTACTGGTGGTGGTGCTATTGTATTATCTACCCCTTATGGCACAGGTAACTGGTTTCACCAAACATGGGTTAGAGCTGAAAATTCTGAAAATGATTTCCTCCCTATTAAATTACCTTGGTATGTCCACCCAGAACGAAATCAAGAATGGAGAGATAGACAAAATGAATTACTAGGTGACCCTAGAATGGCAGCACAAGAATGTGACTGTGACTTTAGCACTTCAGGTGACACTGTATTTTATTCTGAATGGATAGAATTTATAGAGCAAACTTATGTTAAAGATCCTCTAGAAAAACGAGGTGCAGACCAAAATTTATGGATTTGGGAACCTGCAGATTATAGCAGAGATTATATGATTGTAGCTGACGTTGCTAGAGGTGATGGTAAAGATTTCTCAGCAGCTCATGTAATTGACATTGCAACTAATACACAAGTAGCTGAATATAAAGGTCAATTACCTCCCAAAGATTTTGGTTTATTTTTAATTGGTTTAGCTTCTGAATATAACCAAGGATTATTAGTAGTAGAAAATGCTTCTGTAGGTTGGGCAACTATCGAAACTGTTATAGAACGCGGCTATCAGAATTTCTATCAGTCACCTAAGAGTGATTTAGTAACAGCTGATTCGTATTTTAACCGATATGAATATGGAAATAATTTAACACCTGGTTTTACAATGTCTCTAAAAACACGTCCTCTTGTAGTAAACAAATTTAGAGAATACGTTGGCGATCAAAGTGTTATAATTCAATCTAAACGTCTATTAGAAGAAATGAAAGTGTTTATTTGGAGAAATGGTAGACCTGAAGCCCAACCAGGATACAATGATGACTTAGTAATGTCATTTGGTATGGGAATGTTTTTAAGAGATACTTCACTTAAATTCCAACAACAAGGTTTAGATATGACTAGAGCTACTTTAAATGGAATAACTTCTAATAAACCCATTAATAATTCTCCTGCTGCTGTATTTTCTAGAGGAAAAGATAACCCTTATCACTTTGAAGTAAAAGGACATACAATTAACCTAAAAGATTGGATTTAATATTTATAATAATAAACGTGCATAATGGCCAATACTAATATTTTTTCAAGACTTAAAAGATTATTTTCTACTGATGTAATCATTAGAAATGAAGGAGGCACCCAACTTAAAGTTGTTGACCCCAACCATATCCAATCTTCAGGTGAATTCGCTACTAATTCATTAGTAGATAGATTTAATAGAATTTATTCTACTCCCGGAGCTACATCTTTAATGGGTCAACAGTTTAATGAAAACTGGCAATATCTAAGAACCCAAATCTATTCAGATTATGATTCAATGGATACAGATGCTATTATCGCATCCGCACTTGACATTATTTCAGATGAATGCACCCTAAAAAATGATATGGGTGAAGTATTACAAATTAAATCTTCAGATGAAGATATTCAAAAAATCCTTTATAACTTATTCTACGACGTTCTCAACATCGAGTTTAACTTATGGTCTTGGGTTCGCCAAATGTGTAAATATGGTGATTTCTTCTTAAAATTAGAAATCGCAGAAAAATTCGGTGTTTACAATGTAATTCCTTACACGGCATACCACATTCAAAGACGTGAAAATTTTGACCCTAAAAATCCAACTAAAGTAGAATTTGTATACAGCCAAGATGGATTTTATTCAGGTAATTCTTCAGGATATTATTCTACCCCAAATACTAAACCAGATGCTAATCAGGTAGTATTTGACAATTATGAAATGGCACACTTCCGTCTTCTTTCAGATAATAATTATCTTCCATATGGTCGTTCATATCTTGAACCTGCACGTCGTTTATATAAACAATATGTGTTAATGGAAGACGCTATGTTAATTCATAGAATTGCACGTTCTCCAGAAAGACGAACTTTTTATATTAATGTTGGTAATATTCCACCGAATGAAGTTGAACAGTTTATGCAAAAAACTATCAACACCATGAAAAAAACTCCATTTATGGATGAACAAACAGGTGAATATAACTTAAAATATAACATGCAAAACTTACTTGAGGATTTCTATATCCCAGTAAGAGGTAATGACCAAACTACTAAAATTGATACCTCAAAAGGTTTAGAATATGATGGTATTGCTGACGTAGAATATTTAAGAGAAAAGTTATTTGCTGCCCTTAAAGTGCCTAAAGCATTTATGGGTTACGAGAAAGATTTAACAGGTAAAGCTACATTAGCTGCTGAAGACATTCGTTTTGCTCGCACTATTGACCGTATACAACGCATATTACTCTCAGAATTATATAAAATCGCATTAGTTCATTTATATACTCAAGGATATGATGGTGAACAATTAAATAATTTTGAAATTAACTTAACTACTCCTTCTATTATATACGACCAAGAAAGAATTGCGTTAATGAAAGAAAAAGTAGATTTAGCTGCTCAAATTATGGAAAATAAATTACTTCCTACTGATTGGATTTATGAGCACGTATTCCACTTTAGTGAAGGTGAATATGAAGAATATAGAGATCTTATTGTACAAGATCAAAAACGCAGATTCCGTATGGCTCAAATCGAAACTGAAGGCAATGATCCAATTACAACAGGACGTTCTTATGGAACCCCTCACGATTTAGCTTCATTGTATGGTAGAGGTAGATACGAAGACAATTCAGTTCCTGATGGATATGATGAAAAAGCTCCACTAGGTCGTCCTGAAGAAAAAGTAAGTGATCGTAATACACAAGATAATGCTTTTGGTAAAGATAGATTAGGTGCTAAAGGTATGAAAAATGATGATAATGAATCAGATTCAATTAAACCTCAACATAAAGGTGGTTCACCATTAGCTTTAGAATCTAAAACACGTTCTTTACTTGAATCTCTCCAAAAACGTAAAGAATCATTATTAGACGAATCACAAATTAAAGAGTAATATATCTTCATATATTTATAATAAATCTTAAGGAATGAATATTAAGCATTCGAAATATAAAAATACTGGTATCCTTTTCGAATTACTTGTTCGTCAAGTAACAGCTGATACTTTAAATGGTAATAATTCAGATGCTCTTAAACTTATCCAAAAGTTTTTTGTTAAGAGTGAACTAGGAAAAGAATATAAATTATATGAAACATTATCTAAAAACACTGCCTTAACCGAAGGTAGAGCTAACGTAATGATTCAAACATTACTTGAAACCTCGAAAAAATTAAATAGAGGCACTTTAAGAAGAGAAAAGTATAATTTAATTAATGAAATTAAAAAGTATTACAATTTAGAGGAATTCTTTAAAACTAAATTACCTCACTACAAAACATTTGCCGCTTTTTATACTTTAGTTGAGATTCAAAATACTGATGCTTTAGTAGATGCTAATATTATTGTAAATAATAAAATGACTCTATTAGAGCATTTATCTACTTCACAAATTAATACTGAAAAAGTAGAAGCTGAAGTATTAAGAGAATTTCAATCATACGACAAAGATACTCGTATGCTCACCTATAGAATTTTAATGGAAAAATTTAATGGTAAGTATACTAATTTATACGAATCACAAAAAGAAATTCTAAGACAATACATTAATTCAGTAGATTCAACCCCAGTATTAAAAGAATTTTATAATTCTAAAGTAGTTGAAGTTAAAACTGCATTAACTGAGTTGAATTCAAAGGTTACTGACAAAGCTGTTCAAATTAAAATTAACGAAGTTACTAACTTAATTACAGAGTTAGATAAAACTGCTAAAGTATCAAGTGAAGATATTGTTAATATTCTTCAATATTTTGAACTTTATGAAGAATTGAAAGCAGCCAATGAAACCACAAAATGAATCTAAAGTAGGAGACGTAACAGTCAAAGGTGGTATTAAAACTACTGTAACCGATATAGACCCTAATTCAGGTGCTATATCATGGGATGTAGAATACGCTGCTGATTACCTTAAATTATACCAACAAGTTCAACAGTTATTTAAAACTGTAGACAAAGCTGCTAGACAATCAAACGCAGAACCATTTATTAAAGATTGGGGTAAAGAAGTTCGTCAATTACGCAATTCACTTAGAACTTATCTACGCAATAATAAATCAGAAGAATATGAGCGTGTTAAAGGAATGAATGAAATGTCTGCTACTGGTGGTTCTGCTTCTATGGCTACAGGTACTGGTAGTCAATATGCTACTAAATACGCTTTTAAAAAGAAAGAAGATTTAAATGAATCTAACCCAGGATCATCATTAGGTTTAGGACCTAAAGCTTCTGAAGAGGGAGTTAAAGATAATGCTTACGTTAAACAGTTTAAATATAGATTAGTTGATCCTAAAAAATTAGCTAAACAATCTAAAGCTATAGACACTAAATATTTATGGGCACCTGACACATTCGTAAAAGAATAAACAATATGTATAAGTATCGATATAAATTAAAAATGAACGAAGCTGACCCAGGTCGTGCTCAATTTCAAGAAAGACGTATGCAAGCTTTTAAAGAAATTGAAGCCCGTTTAAATAATTTATATCCATTATTAGATAATGCTAAAGATGAAACAGCAAATTACTACAAAGAAAACCCAGAATCATACGCTGTAGTATATGGAACTGATTTAATTTTAGACTT